TTGTTTGAATTTCGCAATATTATATTTGATTTTTGCTGTCGTCCTATACTCCAGGTCACCTATCTTTATCAGATTAACTTATATACAATGATAGAAACAAAAGGATATGCGGCGCAAAGCCCCGAAACAGATTTAGCTCCATGGACATTTGAGCGTCGTGAGGTTGGTCCTCATGATGTGCAATTTGACATTCTTTTCTGTGGTGTATGCCACTCAGATCTTCACCAGATTAAGAACGATTGGTTTCCTGGTATTTTTCCGATGGTACCCGGACATGAGATTGTAGGCCGTGTTGTGAAAGTTGGTGATCATGTAAAAAACTTCAAAGTAGGAGATCTTGCTGGCACAGGCTGCATGGTAGACTCTTGTCAGGTTTGTGAAAATTGTGAGCGCGACCTGGAGCAATATTGTCTGGAAGCAAATACCCAAACCTACAATGGATATGAGCGTGATGGTAAAACCCCTACATACGGTGGATATTCCAATACCATTGTTGTCAGGGAAGAGTTTGTACTTCATGTGTCAGATAAATTAAACCTTGCTGCTGTAGCACCTCTTTTATGTGCAGGTATCACTACTTACTCGCCACTGAGACACTGGAAAGTTGGTAAAGGGCATAAACTTGCGGTACTTGGATTGGGAGGCCTGGGGCACATGGCAGTTAAGTTTGGTGTAGCATTTGGCGCTGAAGTAACTGTTTTAAGTACTTCTCCAAATAAAGAAGAAGATGCTAGAAAGTTAGGAGCCCATCATTTTGTAGTAACTACAGATGAGGCGCAGGTTAAAGCGGCGGTAGGTACTTTTGATTTTATACTTGATACTGTTTCTGCTGAGCATGATTTTAATATGTACCTGTCTCTATTGCGGACAGATGGTACGCATATCTGTGTAGGGGTTCCACCTAAACCAGCTGAGATAGCAGCTTTCAGTTTGCTTGGCGGAAGGAAAAGCCTTGCTGGATCTGGAATTGGCGGAATTGCCGAAACTCAGGAAATGCTGGATTTCTGTGCAGAAAACAATATTGTGTCTGATATCGAAATGATAGACATGAAGGACATACAGACTGCATACGATCGTATGCAAAGAGGAGATGTACGCTACAGATTCGTTATAGACATGGCTACATTATAAATCTCTTTTGAGAATAAAGGGCCTGTTGGTATATTCCGGCAGGCCTTTTTTATTCTGGTAGCGATCACCAGCAGCATTTAAAATCAAGCTAAACAGAAAAAAGCTCCTAACTATTAAGTTAAGAGCTTTTGTACACCCAATAGGGGTAATTTACTCTATTATTGGTATTGAGGTTCAGGTACTTATTTCTTAATAGGTATCAAAAAGTTCAAAAGTTCACGTAAATTCTATCGTTCCTCGTGACACTTACGTTTGGGTTTTTAATTGGCCCATAATCAAATCACTATACTTCTCAAGTAGTCCGTTATATTTTTCTAAGAGATTTTCATACTTGAGTCTGTAAAATTCAGGATCAGTACTTTGGCTGTAATTAGGAATATCTTGTATAGACCGGTAGTTATATTTTTCCAGTTCTGGAAACTCATCTGTAAAGGGATATTTTGACGCTCTAGCATATTCACCTATTTTCTCATAGGATAGATCCTGTTCCTCAAAATGTCGATATATAGTTTTAGTCGACCAAGGCAGCTTATCTGCTAGTTTCGTTAATACAACATTCTGTTTTCTTAACGTCTCTTCTAATATTTTCCCTCTATGTATCAAAGTGTTACAAATATATTGTTGACTTTGGGACAATTTTGTCATGATATTCTTTGTAATGTCCCAACTATGTCCCATTTTTGTCCTGTCAATAAGACGGACAATGTCGAGACAAACTAAGGACATTGTCGCGACATTCACAATCACATATAAATGCCATGTTAGATAAAAAAGCTTTAGAAGCGCTCAAAAAGAAACTTCCAAAAGATGGAATACAGAAAGTAGCAGAGAGATCAGGAGTTAGTTATGAATCTGTAAAAAAGATATTAAATACCCCAGAAAGGTTTAACAAGGATGTAATTGAGGCTGCTTTAGAAATAGTTGAAGATTACCAGGCACAGCTAACTATGCTAGAAGATCGCGCAGCTAAACTCTTAGGTTCCTAATGATGACGCTCTCACTAGCTTGGTCGACTGGATCTCAAGAATTTTTTATCATCGATGATAAAATTGCACATCTAACAAATGGAGAAACTGTTTTTATTGAAGATCTAACAGAGCAGTTTAAAGATCTTCTACAGGAGGAACTTAATCGTGACTTACCTGCACAAAAGGCCTTAATAAAGTTAGGGATAACAGACCCTAAGGAAGCCCTAAACAAGTTTTTTCACTGTAATTATTCAGGGTTTAATAGTACTCCGGATATAACATCTTGTGGTAAGCTTGGTCCGCGTGAATATATTCCTTGCACTGAGAGGAACATCTGCCTGGCTGAGGGGCAGCTTTGTAAATTTCCTAGACAATTAACCAGGAGAGAAATGCAGGTGGCATCGGAAGTCGCGCGAGGTAATCCTGATAAAATGATCTGTCAAGATTTGAACATCGATCAGAATACACTAAGAAATCACAAGAACAATATAGAATTTAAAATTCAACAGAAAGGTAAAGTAGCGATTGCGGTCTTTGCCATTAAATACGGATTAATATGATTGACACATTTATCGTTACAGAATTGCTCATGCAATGGGAGCTTAATAATGTTCATAATCTCCAGCTTAAAAAAAGACTGGAGATTGAAACATCACTGATCAAACAGGGAAAGATTTTAGATGAAATCGACCTTATAGTACGGACTAATATAGAAATAGTGGAAATGCTAGTTCTGGCATATCCTGAGTACATCAGTACAAAACGACTTTTCAAAGATATTCAACGGTAGCAGCACACAAGAAGTTTGGCGACTTATCCCGGTGCCGTTGTCGGGAAAAAACAGGGTGCTTTTGACCTTCAATGAAAGACGTTCTTTATTTACTCTATTAATTATTACTAAAATTCTCTTGTTGGGGAGCCTAAAAATCATGAATAAAAAATCTAAACCGCAAACATCACATTCCATGCCAGCATGGAAATTCTTATTACAAGCATTCTTTTTTGTAGCCATCGCAGCTGCGATCGGGCATGGAATAAAAGAGTTCTATCACAATGTCAATACGTATGGTCAAACCTTATCTAAAACCAAATAACTAGCATGGCAAAATTTGTAAAAGGAATATCAAAATTGAATAAGATGGTTCAAAACCTTAAAACATTTGCGTTGGAGGTATCTGATAATCATAGTGCAGAAGTCAAGATCTATCATGACAGTTCCGAACCTGACCATCCTGAGCATTCGGAACCAGATACTGATTACTTACGTCACCTGATGGCGGTAAATAGCCTGTTAGCTGAAATTGAACTGCTAACACCGGTTATCCTGGAGGAATTATAACATCAATTATCGCGACCACAAATGCCATATATAGAAGCACAAGACATACTAGATAAAACTAATGGGGGCCTGGATATAATTCTTGAATTATATCCAGATGCCGCCAAATCTGTTTCGGATCCGAACCGTAAGTTCAAAACCCGCGACGAAAAAACGGCCTCGGCCAAATTAAACAGAACTACAGAGGGCGTATACCTGGTTATTGATTTCGGTGATGATCAGCAGAACCGAAATGGTATCAATGCTTTTGCCCTGGAGAATAAAATTACATATACACAAGCCCTGCAGGAGCTGGCCATTAAACACAATATAGTTGCCGGTGAAAGTAAATTAAATAGGGTTAGTGCTGTATATTCTGATGCACCGGCGGCTCCTGATCAGCCCGAAGGATCCTGGGATTTTAAACTGGATAATAAATGGTCTGATTTTCAAATTGAATCTATTATTAGTACAGAAGTACTTAAATATTTAGGATGGTTTAAAGAGGAAAAGAAGCAAGATGCCTATAGTAAAATTGCTGGTAAATTAAAATATTATCACTGGCATCCGGTAGTAAGCTATACGTACATAAAAGATCGGAAAGAGTTAACTTTCAGTGCTACGGATGAATATCCGATCTATCTTATTGATGAGGGCACACATAAAAAGTTATATCAGCCAAAGCATTCAGATAAAGGAAAAAGGTTTATGTATGCACCTGGTACGGGCCAAAAACCAAAAGATTTTATTCATGGATACAGTCAGCTAAATAAGGCTTACGTAGAAAACATGAATCGTGTAGATAATGAAGATCAGGAAGGTGATGAGGAAGATGGGAAAAAATCAAAAAAGAAAAAGAAGAATTATAAATTACCTGAGGTAATTCTTTGTACAGGCGGATCAGATGCTATCAATGTTGCACTTTGTGGATATCACGTGATTTGGCTTAATTCAGAATCAGCCAAAATAAGTAATTTTCAATATGATCAGCTCTCCATCTGGGTTGAGATCATCTACCAGATATCAGATCTTGATCGTACAGGTAAAAAGCAAGCCCATATTTTAGCGATGGAGTATCTGGACATATTCAATATTGAATTGCCAGAAGAGTTATTAGTCCACCGAGATTCCAGGGGATATCCATGTAAAGACCTTAGAGATTATTTTAATCATTATAAAATTAAAGATTTTAAAATCTTGGTAAAGGACGCCATGCCTTACCGGTTTTGGGAGCGTAAGGCCAATTACGATCGCTCTGGAGAGTTCCGGGGTTTTGATTACGTTTTTGATAATGAGCAGGGATATAATTTCTTGCAAAAAAACGGGTTCTATCGTCTACCTGTTGGTGACAAATCTAATGAGTTTGCTTTTGTTCGAATTGAAGGTAATGTTGTTAGGTACAGCAATGCCAATGATATTAGAGAGTTCCTTAAAAATTTCATGCGTAGCCGGTATCTGGATAAGGATCTGAGAAATGCAATATATAGAAGCGCTCAGCTAAATGAAAGCAGCTTAACTAACCTTGATAAGACTGAAATTACATTTTCTGACTGCGATAAAGATAGACAGTTTATGTTCTTTAAGAATGTAACATTAGAGGTTACAGCTGCAGGGATCCTTCGACATAAACCTGGTGCAGTTGATAGATATATCTGGGAAGATGAAGTACATGATCATAGGTTTATTTTACCAGAACAAGAGCCTTTTACTATCACTAAAAATCATTTGGATGTTTACAATATAGAAATCCAAAACAAGGATTGCTATCTGCTAAAATTTTTGGTTCAAACCAGTAGAATACACTGGAGAACTGAATTAGAAGACCGGTTAGAGGCTGCAAATATGACTCCATTGGAGCGGGAAGAGTATGCAAAAGAGCATAAATTTAATATAGCCGGGGATTTGTTGACCGATGACGAAAAGGCGGAGCAGATCCAGCACCTGGTCAATAAGATATTCACTATTGGATATCTGATGCATAGGTATAAGGATCGCAGTAAGCCCTGGTTCATCTTTGCTATGGATGGCAAAGTCTCTGATGATGGGCAAAGTCATGGCGGATCCGGCAAGTCAATTATTTACGATATGGCAATGAGGCGGCTATTAAAACGAAATTTTTGGTTAAGCGGTCGTAATCCCAAACTTGCAGAAGAGCAGTTCCGATATGATGGGCTAACTGAACATGACCGGTACTTACTGGTTGACGATGCACATAAGTATTTAGACCTTGATGTCTTTTATACAGACATTACTGGAGATCTTAAAGCTAACATCAAAGGGAAAACATCTATAACTATCCCTTTTGATAAGTCTGCCAAATTCGTTTTTACCAGCAATTATACACCCCGAAATCTTGGCCCCTCTACGATCAGAAGGATGATTTACTCAGTTTTTTCTGACTATTATCATAATGCCAGCGAAATGACTGACTATAGGGAGAGCAGGGATCCTAATACTGAATTCGGTAAAAATATGTTCACTGAATTTAATGAAAAAGAATTCAATGATTTTTATGTTGCCTCAGCCTATTGTCTCCGCTTTTATTTAAGTACAACTGGCAAAGTTGAACCGGCAATGAGCAATGTATCCCAGAGGAATTTGATGACAGAAATGGGTACTGATTTTCATGATTGGGCCATGGCATTTTTTGCTGAGGGAGGTGGAAACGTGGATAAAAAGATTGTTAGAGAGGTCGCGTTTAAAGACTTTACCCATAATACACCAGGTAAATTTACACCACAAAGTTTTTGGAATAAATTAAAAGCATTTTGTAAAATAAACGGCTATGTTCTTAACCCTAAAACTATGGTTGGTAAGAAAGGAAAAATTCTAGAAAAGGTAGATAAGCAATTCTACGATCCAAAGACCAATATTTGGACTACCCTTCCTGGACCTAAGGACACTAAGGAATTAATTTATATCCAGACGTTAAACGAAATCCCGAAAGGGATTAATCCAGAAATACCAACAGAGGCGACCACTATTCAACTGAGTACAGACCAGACCACTGACTTTCCAATATGATCAACCCGGCATTAGACACCAGATGGACCATCTGGAAAGATGGTAAAGAATTTCACCTGACAATTAAAGGTATTGTCAGCAACGGTTTCAGGGATAACTATCGTGTGATCTCATATAGTGTGAAGTATGATCACCTAGAGCCGATCCAGTCTGTGCCGGCACAAAAAATATATGAATTAATTAACACCAGGTCATTAGTGTTCCTGGCTGTAGAGTAACTATAAAATAAATAAAAGCAAAAGCCCTGGTTCGTGGCCAGGGCAAATGCAATTAACAATTACTAAACAATACAAAAATGAATAAAATATCTCAAAAGCAGATCAATGATGCTGCTAGACAACATGCTCAGAAAATGCTGGGGACTCAGCAATTTAAAACTAACCCTTCTGCACGCTCAGTCATTCAGGATGATTTTAAAGCCGGGGTAACATTTCTTATTAATTTTCAAAAAACATCCGATGGAACAAACAAATAAAAATCAGACGTTTCAGGAAATCCCTGTAGAAAAAGCTGCTTTGATCGGAGAAATCCACGCAAAGGACCAGGTTATAATTTATACTGCAGATCGTATTAATAATTCTGTTACCGTTACTACCTGGGGAAAAACTGTACATGATGCTGATCAGGCTGCAGAAGCTGGTAACAACCTAAAGTCAGCGATTGGCTGGCCGGATAAACATTGCCATGCTGTCTCTGCTAAAGTCGAATTTTTGCTGAATGCTTTGTCACTTGCCAGGTTCGAATTAATCTTATCTAATAAACAAAATTCAAAGGCTTGTAAATTGATTGAAGAAGCTCTGCATCTGGACTTAGGGGAGGAAAAACCATGAGGTACCTATATTATTATCAGGGATCTCTAAATCCTAAAAATAAGGTAGAGGAACTATTCTATCATTATTTAAAAAGCTTTAACCGGTCACTGTTTCTTTATATGGATTTGGGCGTAATTATGGAAGAAATGAAGAAAGAAGCAGCCAAGATCAGTCAGGAAAATAAGCGCTGCAGACCAGTTGAAATAAAATTCTCTCCTGTAAATCCTAATGGTGATATCCATCTATTTGTTGGAACTGGAGATACAACTTCTTTCAAAGCAACCTTTTTAAAAATCAACGACTGATATGGACATAATATCCCTGAGCGAAAACGTAAGGTTGGAGAAATCAGAAATAGCGGCATTATGTGAACTTTATGTCTCAGGGATGTCCATTACTGATCTGTCCAAGCATTTTTATATCAGGAATGATCAGGTATTCCGATATCTCAGCCTTTACTACTATGGGGTAGTTCCCAAGGCATTTCAGCAAAGAATCACTTTAAAATCTAAAATATGAGTACTACAAAGGAGAACACAGCATTAATGAGTGCAGAAAAACTACATGATTTCAAGATAGATCTCAGCAAATATGGGCAGGTGAATTATTGTAATTATGTGAAAGACAAGGTTTCTATCGTCATTGGTAAGGGGTTCAGTATTAAAGCAACGATCGTCCTTGATGTCCTACAACGGATAACTGTCCAATTCCCGGATTACCCTCTCATAGAAACACTGATAACAGATACTGATAATTTCTTCCTCATTCTTCGTAAATCAAAAAAATAACAACTCTTACGGATATCCGTATAATAATCAATCTTATACAGCACACATTTGATATATGTCATACCGAATCAAAGCAATTTATAATGAACTTACTGAGATAGAGATTAAGGTATTAGTAGTTCAACCTAACCATATGTTACAAGGCCATATTTTTGAGTTGTATGGATCTATTGCAGATCTGGCAAATAAAAGCCTTACTGAGCTAATTACTGAGCAGCTGGACCATATCATCTATCCATTGCCAGGGTTTAAATTAATCTCAATGCAAGCGATATCATATTATGACTTTTGAGAAGCATCCCGAACATGATCATTATTTTATCGAAGATGGGATCTTGATCGAATCATACCATACCAATCGCGGTCTACGTACTATAGATCTGCTGGAGCTACCTGGTTACCCCGACACTGATCATTGCTCCATCGAATTATTAAACTCCCTTAAAGCCCTTCCGAAATGAAGGGCTTTTTTGATATATAGGGGTTTTGCCTGGCATAATAAATTAATGCTAATAAAATTAGTATTTCTATTTATCACCTCATTAGAATTGAATATTCACGCTATTGGCCATTGAAAATATTTCTATTCGATTCTCCTGGATCTCCTTCCACATCCCTATTTAAAAAGGCTATCTGTACTGACAAAAAACCGTGAAGCGAGGCACGAGCTGAACACCGTATATAACCGGCTCTGCCGGGCCGCTTTGGTTTCCTTGCAACCTTCAAATATTTCTAACAGATTTTTTTATTAACTTGTTAACCATGAACAATTTCAGATTTAAACAGACTGGGAAAGAGCATTTTAAGAGTTAATAAAATATATTTTATTTATTAACTATAATAAAGAAGTTAATAAAAGTTATTAACCGTAAGACCGGTTAATAAAATTGGATCTTCCGGTTAATAAAAATTGAGAGGTTTGGTTAAGAATTAAAAAACTGATATTCAATTAGTAAGGCGTCGGTTAAAAAGTTAAGGAATTTTCTGGGTTTTAGCCTGGAATTTGGAGGTTAACATTTCTGGTGAAAAATAAATCAAGGCGTTCGCGCATCAATTCTGGGAAAAAATTTGTTATTTTTATACCGCCAATCGAAACCCTTCTTATTAAAAGCTGCGATCATAATCAAAATTAATGAGCGCTAGAATTCTATTGCCTGTACGGCCCTACATTTTCCGTTATCTGACCATTCAATATGGTAAGGAACTGTGCCTCTCTGATCGTGGCATGGTATCTTTTTTATTGTTTAATATGCTGGAAAAGCATAAAAAGCAGGATCCCTCCACAGTACGCCCTAATCAAAAAATGATTGATGGCATCAAGTATGTTGGCTATGCTATCTTTATAGGTGACATTTATGAAGCAGCGAGGGGATTATATATCAGCCCAAAAAAAATACAGCTTTTTAATGAAAGTGTTGATGACATGATCAGGGAAGAGATGTATCGCTGGTGTGTTCATCCTGGATTAAAAGATGGTGCAACTGATGCTATTGTTGATTTTAATATCCATCGTTTCAGAGATATGTACGGCATTACTGAGGATGAACTTCCGTTTGACAATTTGAAACGCTGGTTTTACCGGAATCGGGAACGCCTGGATCAGCGTGGACGCGTGGAAAAAAGATTTGAGCCTCAACTGATCTTATCACTTTAAAATTTATATATGAATTATTATGAAGGCGACAATCTTGGAAGTTTAGCTAAGATTGAAGTTATTGAACATTATAGACTGTTAGGCAATGCTCCCCTCCAGCTCGCACCTGGTGCCGCGTGGTTTGAGATTCCATTTAAAGAGGAATCTGGTAAATTAAATTTAAAATCCATTCCGTCTGACAATGGCCGGATCTATACTTATTCCGGAAGATTTTACTTCAACCGGATGAGATCTGAAATTGACCAGGCGATGGGGCAATATCTTAATGATACTGCAGTATTCCGTTTAACGGACATGAATGGCGAGGTTTATATCATTGGCGCACCTGGTAGCCCGGCTACTATCTCGGAAAACGGTGACACCGGTCAACGGTTTGTAAATGAAAATGGTACTGAATTCACCTTTACCATTGATCAACCTTATCGGGCTTTAAAAGCTTAAATACCTGTCCTTTCGGGAACATGGCCATATGCTGATTTTTGGGTTCTTAAATATTTGAAAAAATAGGAACCCTAAAATTACGCATGTGAGCAAACCCACTCTTAAAGTTGTTAGAAATGAAGCCCAGACCTCAGCCCAAATATTCCTTTATGGGATTGTGGGCGATTACTGGTACAGTGACAGCCCTGTTACTGCTTTAAACCTACAACGTCAATTAGCGCTGTTAAGCGATTTTCCTATCATCCACATTCATTTGAATAGTCCTGGTGGTGATGTGCATGAGGGATTGCTGATGTGCAACATCATTAAAGCTTCGAAAAAAGAGATCCACACCTGGAATGACGGTATCTGTGCTTCTATGGCCGTACCAATTCTTTGTTCAGCACCTAAAGGTAGAAGACATGCTGCTAAGGCATCGTTAACCATGGCTCACATGGCATCAACCTGTGCCTGGGGAAATGCGATTGATATGCGCGACGTTGCAGACATGCTGGATAAGCATGATGATGTGATAGCTGATATCGTTGCTGATGGGATTGGAATCACCAGAGATGCTATGAAAGCAAAATGGTGGGACGGTAAAGATCACTGGATGACCGCGCAGGAAGCAGAGGCAGAAGGTTTTTTCAACATTGAAGATTATGATATCGCGGATATCCCTGCAAATGCAAAAGAGCAGCCACTTGACAAGATCGCAGCTTTCTATAATTCAAATAGTAACTCAAAACCCACACAAATAAACAACGAAACAATGTTCGGATCAACGAAAAAATTCACAGCATTAACGGCGATGGCCAAATTGGCCGTAACCGACATCACACCAGAAATGGTCAAAGCAGCTAACGATGAGATCGTGGCAGACAAAATCGACGGTGTAACTTTAGTATTAGATAGCGAACTGGAAGCGGTTAGCGACAAAGCAGATAAGGTTGATGCCTTAGAAGCTGCTGCAAAAGTAACTGCACAAACTATTGCTGACCTGCAAAAAAAGGTTAAGGACTTAGGTGCAGCACCTGCAGAGGAACCTGAAAAACCGGTTACTGAAGTTACGGACTCAACGGGTAAAAAGTTAGAGAACGTAACAAATGCCTATGAAACGTCTGTTGACCGGGAAATCGCAAAGCTGAGAGGCAAATAATTCATAGTATTTAACCCAACACACACATAAATGAAATCTGAAAAAATCAAATTGTTCATTGCACTCTTGTTTTGTGCATTAATCGGCTATTCAGCTGGTAAGTTATCTGATTCTGTCGCTACAGGATCTGTATTATTCCTCGGTTTGGTGACCGTTGGAATGGTCAAGAAAGAAGAAGGGGCGCTATTCATGGCCACTCCGGATACATCTGCTCTGGGTGCTTATGCTGGAAAGTATGAGCTGGCATTATTCTCTACTTTAAGAGAAAAGTTATCCATCTTATCGGATTATACTCCAGTTTTTGGAGTAAAAAATACAATCAAGCTAACCAAATTAACGGTTAAAGATGGTATTCGCGGATATCGTGAAGACTTTGACTCAGCTGATGATGATCTTTCATACAGCGGTACGGATCTAAGTGTTACTTTATTAAAAAGAGATTTAAAAATTAATCCTTTGAAATACAGGTCAACATTTATGTCTCAGGTAATGAAGCCTGGTGTCAATGTAGATGATATCCCTTTTGCTAAATACACAAATGAGGCCATCATGGCTCAGGTTGCACAGGAAGTACAACGCGGTTTGTATTATGCTGTTAAAGGGGATGAATCTACTTTAGCTAAGTGTTTTGATGGTCCTGGTACCTTAATCGCTAAAGCGATCGCTGCTGAAACAAATCTTGCAGGTTCAGGACTTACACCGGTTGCGACTGGTGCGATCACCAATACCAATGCAGTATCTAAGTTTGAGCTGATGGTTTCTTCTTTACCTACCGAATACATTGAAAACGGTTGCGAGATCGATGCTTCAATTGACAGTGTGCGTAAGTTCCAGGAAGATTACCGCGAACGCTATGGTAAGTACAAGGAAAAAGATGAAAAGGGTCAGCTCGTTGTAAATGATACTGGTGGCCTGGTTGTAATCAAACCAAGGGGATGGATGAAAACATCTGGACGTTTGATTGCTACGCCTGCAGAGAACAAACTTGTAGGGGTTGATGGTCTTGGTGACATGGATAAGATTATCACTGACTACGAGTTAGAGATCATCAAATACAGAATCCTTTTTGCCATGGGCTTCCAGTTCAGAGATCTTAAAGCTATGCGCGTTAACGATCAGGTATAATTAATCGAATTTTAAATTTAGTCCAGGTGAAGACCTGGACTTTGTAATACATCAATAAATGAATATTGAAGAATTAATTACCGGTTTCACATCCGAACTGGATGCTGTTACCAACAAAGACCAGGCGAAGGCTGTCGCTGTTAAGATCATTGGCGCATTAAGAGACCTTAATGCTTTGGATGCTAACAAGGCGGTACAAGAACTGAATGATCATATCCTTAAAATGGAAGATATTATTTCAGGCCATACAAGTGAGTTACTTGCGAAGGATGCCATCATAGTGGATCTTCAAAATGAGCTAAATGATGCTCATGAGGTGGCTGCAGATGCATTGGCGAAGTACAATGAAAGTGCTTCATCACCTACAAAAGTTTTATCTCTGAAAGTTGGTGATAAAAAAGTTCAGGTAAATCACGGCATTACGCTAGATGGAACTGACTATACCGCTCATGACCTGGTGAAGAACCCTGCCATTGTCAAACAGCTATTAGAAATGGGTTCAGGCGCTGTAAACTTAATTGAGGGTAAATAAGCTATGAGAGATTATAACACTATTACTGACGTTGGTTTTGAGTTCGTTGATGGACTTGAAAACCCTAGTGGTCTGGGTGAAGAAGCATTTTTGATCAGGGTAAGTGATCTTCAAACGGAAGGTCTACCGGTAGAGAGTGGAACGACATCCGCCTCTTTAGTAACAATACTGGCAGATCACGTTTTAAAGGCTGGAAAGCATGCTATTCCTGTCAACATCCTGTTTGATAAATCTGGATCTGAGTTTAAGTCGTCTGGAGAAGAATTATCAAAATTATTTGAGACCAGTGTTACACTGTTATGTCCACAGGTATCTGCAGAGAAATTAGGTGGTGCTACTGCTATTAAAAATAGTAGGTTCCTGGTTATGATCAGAAGGTTAGGTCAAAACACTGGATTCTGGCAAATCGGAACAAAGGGATCTTCTGCCAAAGTTCAGGATATTACCGGTGGTTTTGGTACGGGTGCAACTGCTGAGGTAGGAATTAAGATTGTTCTTAAAGCCTTTAGTTTGGTGCCTATGTACGACTACCAGGGAGAATTACCGACACCAGCTGGAGCATAACTTATTGGCTATGGCTAACAAGTTAAATTTCACTCCCAGCACTGCTATACAGGGGAAGTTTGAAGTGATCAATACTTCAGATCCGATCCTGCATAGCAGAATTGGAGTCATAGACTTCCGGCTGATCAGCGAGGCTCAGGCAGAGCAGCTGGTTAAAGCGGGTACCAGATATTTAAAGAAATTAAAGGTTAAACCTAAAAAACAGATTTAATAAGTAGAAAAAAATTGGCAAATTAAAAAGCCTTCCAGATGATGGAAGGCTTTTTTTTGTGAATGTTGCTATATTAGGAAAAATATAAACGCCATGTCAAAATCAAATGATAAAAAACCTAACGATAACGTCTTTGTACAGCCGGATGGAAACATTGTAGTAACTGTCGGCGACGATAGACCCACATGCGGATTGGTTATGCCAATTTCTTCAATGAATGAGTATTCAAGTGAACATTGGGCCGATGTCCAAGGTATCATTACAGATGTAGCAAATGAAGCTGGATTTAATACAAGAATTGTAAGTGATGCAGATGATAGTGGGATAATCCAAGCTAGAATAGTCCAAAATTTATACTCCAATGATATCGTGATCTGTGATGTAAGTGGTAAAAATGCAAATGTGATGTTTGAATTAGGAATGCGTTTAGCATTTGATAAGGCAACTATTGTTATAAAAGATGATCAGACAAATTATTCATTTGATACTTCTGTAATAGAGCATTTGACCTATCCACGGGATCTACGATTCAATAAAGTCATCACTTTCAAAAAAGCATTAGCAAACAAGATACATGCTACATATAAGGCATCAAAAGAGGATGATTATTCAACTTTTCTTAAGCACTTTGGAACTTTTAAAGTCCATCAATTACAATCAAAAGATGTTGATATTACTGAATTTGTAACAAGTGGTTTTGAAGCAATATCTACTCAAATAGCTGGATTACGAGCACAAATTACACCACCTGTGAGAGAGAATTATGTATTAAAGAAGACCAATTTTAATATTAATTCACCTGAAAATATGGACCAATATTTAAGGCATGTAGTTGATAGTTTCTACAATGAAAATGACGCAGATTACAAAGACATGAAGACTAATAGCGCCAAGTATGTAAGTTTTTGTACTGCTATCTCAGCATATATAAAAGACCAAGGTTTGCCACGTCCAGCATTGGCATCTATACAGCGGATAGTTAAGGAAAAAATCGGGCAATAGATTTACCTGTCCTTTCTCAATTTACCTATTATGATCACTTTTGATCATGCAGGAAATCAACGCGTGGCTTACCTCAAGTCAGGAATTTAAAAGCGGAGCAGCTCTGTACCAGAAATATGGCAAGAACAGCTTTTTAAAAAAACTACTCCTAGACGGTCCCACGCCTTATACATCAGAACGGCTGGTTGCTGAGCTTACTGCTCTGGCACCAGCTGCACCTGCCACCATTGATGCACCCCCAACTAAGATAAGATTACCAAAAGTTCCGGAAAAACGTCCGGAACCTCCCACTGATCAGGGCGCTGCACCTATCTCAAACCCTGCAGATCTTGAACGTTATTTGCAGCTTAAAGAATACCAAAAAACACTTTACCGCCAAATGGAGCGCAATATGACTGAGTTGGATCTGAGTTCCAAAGAGTCTTTTTTGCATATGACCGCAAAAAATATAATGGCCATCCATGGTAAGATCCGCGACATCTATAAGCTAACGGATTTTTTTGATGCAAAAGGTACTTTCCCTGTTGGCAAAGTACCAGTGATCAAAATTGCAGCAGATGAGATCCAGGCATTGAGAGTTTCTACCTGCAGGGCTAAGACCAGGCTAAGGTCACCCGGTTGCCGGAATGTTGAACAAACAAAGCAACTCATAGAAGATAATAATAAGAGAATCATAGAATTAGGAGGTACAGTTAAACCATGAGTATTCCTGCATTAGCGAATTTATTAAACCCACGTAACATTAAGGTCGAAACGCCTTATGATGCGATATTAAAAGCTTTTTTAGCTGGTAAGGTTGATCAGCTACCAAAAGACCAGCAGAACATGCTTATCAGATGGAAAAAAGCTGATGCATTGATGCGTGATGGTCAAATTGTAAAAAAAGGTAAAAAGGATATTGTACAACCGTACAATTTTACCCGTTTGGCCGATTACCTGGTCGCAGAGTATAATGTCTCATTCCGGACCGCTTATGATGACATTGCCAGTGCAAAAAGATTCTTTTTATCAACTTATTCAAGGGATGATAAAGATTTTGCCAGGGGAATAATGATCGAATGGGGTGAAAAGTTAATGTGGGAGGCTGCAGGCGAAGGTGACTATAAAAGCGCGGCTGCCTTTTATAAATCATTACTTGAGGCTAAACATCTACTTAAAGATGATCAGGATCTACCTGATTATGCTAACATCAATATTCCCAACTTTATCCTGGTGGCGGATCCATCGGAATTAGGTTTTACAAAATTAGAGGATCCTGATGCTGCAGTAGCCCGAATTATGGCTAAGCGTAAAAAGGATAAGATTGACCAGATCATGGCTGAAAGTGAGCCTGTAGAATTTACTGATATCGATGGTTCCGGAGAATAAGAAAATCTGGCTGAATAAGCCACAGATGATATCCCGGTTAACCATGTGTCCGGAGGAATATGGAGTTTGGGGACGTGCTACCGGTAAAACGGATGAACCGTTGGCTAACAGATCCAGCCATGCTGCCAATCAAATGCCCCGCGGGACTACCGGTGTTGTGGCAGCAACTTATATGCAGCACCTGGATAGAACCCTTCCACCACTTTTTAAGGCATGGGAGAAATTTGGCTATTATAAAGATGTTCATTACTGGGTAAGGGAGCGGCCACCTAAGAAATTTGGGATTTCAGATCCCATTTACAAAGCCCTGGATCCATCGCATTATATTTTCTGGTATACCGGTCACGTATTTTACCTGATCAGCCAGGATAGACCAGGTTTATCCAATGCTAAATCCTTAGATGCGATACTGGCGGATGAGGTAAAGTTTCTAAAATATGATCAGTACCTAGATGAAACCTCACCGGCTAATCGTGGTAATGATGATATTTTCGGGCATTTATGGGAACATCATATGGTAACCATGTATACCGACCGGCCTACGCAGAAAATGGCGATGTGGATATTGGAGAAAGCCAAAATGGTTGATTTTGAAGCGATCAGTATGGTGATATCCCTGCAGGTACGTTTCAATGAAATGATGGGTGAATATCAAGATGAGCGTACTACGGTACTGCGCAAAAAGATATTATACAAGAAGTTATGTGATTATTATAAAGCCTTAAATGAACTCAAATTAGGTGAGCTAAATAAGGATGGCGGGCGTGATGCCCTAATCTGGTATTCCCAGGCATCAACACTGGAGAACATCCAGATCCTTGGTGAACGTAAGTTCCACCAGTGGATGCGTGAAATGAAAGATCATGTGTTTGATACTGCGATATTGAACCTGGAGAATCTTACTGTTGAAGAGGGTTTCTTTCATTTGCTGGATACTCAGGTTCACTGCTATCATTCATACGATTACAACTATATCGAAAGCCTGGGCCTATACCTGCCTAACGGGGTCACCAATGATTGCCGTAGAGATGGGGATGTTATTAAGAATAAGCCGTTAGATATTGCCCTGGATTATAATGCTGCTATTAAGTCCCTGGTGATTGGTCAGGATGCACCACAACACTATGCAATACTTAAATCAATGTTTGTGCTGGGTAAGGATGGTAAGATCCTGAGCGATGTAATTAAGGACTTCATTGATTACTATGCGTATCATCCGACAAAGGTTGTGAACTACTACTACGACCATACGGCCACCGGTACCGATGCAACCAGGCTAAAGTCTTATGCTGATCAGATCACTGAGCAGCTGATCACAGCTAAGTGGAGAGTAAACAAACATCACATCGGACAGCAGCCTAAGCAGACGATCCGTTATAGGCTATGGGAGACCGTACTTAAAGAGACTCATGCCCGCTTTAAACGTGTGCGCATCAATCACGATAACGCAGAGCAGCTAATCAAGTCCATGCAGCAGACTGCAGTAAGGCAAATCGGCAACAACCTATTTGAAAAGGATAAGCGGCCAGAGCTATCAAAGAAGATTGCACCCGAAGATGCTCCCCATCTGGGTGATGCCTTTGAGACCTTGTATATAGGTAGATTCAAAGAAGAATACGGTTATAATGACCTATCGAGTGACCTGATCATGTCCTAAACCTACTTACTTTCCCTGTTATAGCCCTTTAAACTACTTTAAAGGGCTTTTTTCGTATAAACGGCCATTTCATATATCGGCAAATTGAGATGTGCACTTTCCCTCTTTGGACAGTGGGTGGCGTGGTTCATCGTGTCTGGGTGTCATTGATTTTATCAGAATTTTGGTTTTTGTAGTTCATTTTCAATGTTTTGCGATTTTTTTGGTCGCAATGGAATTTCAACTTTCTGACAGGTGCTTTTGCTGTCCTTTCGCACGCCCGCGTGTGTGTCGATTTTTGGAGAATGGAAATTCCCAATAGCAAAGCTGCATCCGATTTTCACCAGGAAGATTTTATCAGGCAGGCAGATATGCTGAACGTGATGAATCAGCGTGATGGCAATGGGGAATTTGTTCCATTCGGATCCATCACGTTTGTAAAATTAGATAACCGAAGGAATACCGGTGGTGAAAAGGTCACCCTGGAAAACGCTGTCCTGCAGGGAAACGGGCGTAGCAAGTCTACTACCAAAAATCCAAACCATTTCGAAAACTATACCCGGAACATTAAATCAGTAGATGGCGACCGGATCATTAAGATCCATGTCCCTTTGGTCACCCGGTTTAATGGCTATAAAGTAATTCTATGAGTAATCAAGTTCAATTCATTTCTGATCACCTGGCTCAATCTGGGGAGATCATTTTCAATATCGCAACGGATCCACCGGCCGTAGAGCTGGATCAGGTTGCACCTAAAGAAACCGGTAGCAATCCGGTCGCATTCTGGAGCGAGAACAATGACTTTCCGCAGGAGGTGATTAAAAAAGTGGAGGTTGATACCGAACTAGGTGCCCTATTAGATTGGAAGGGGCGGTTATTACAAGGCAAGGAAGTCGTAGCTGTAGTCCTGGTATTTAATTCCCAAACGAAAAAGTTTGATGTAGAAAGAATCGATGATCCAGATATTAATGAGTACCTGGCTGACATTCCTTTTAATCGCTACTGGAGAGAGGCATGTGTTGACTTTACCTATTTTCAGAACATCTTTCCTGATATGATCAAAAGTAAGGATGGCAATTCTATTGCTACCCTGAGCTGTCACCAGGCAGCATGGTCTCGCTTTGAGAAAATGAACAATAAGGGTACAATCTTAAACCTTTACGTATCTGCAATGTGGCCAGAGGCCAAGGCTGGTGATGCATATACAACTAAGTATCCTGTGGTGGATCCTTATAAATCAACAGTCATAGATGATATAAAGGCTAAAAAGAATGTGAAGCGCTTCGTTTATCCAGTGAATTATCCCTCACCTGGTAAAGCCTATTATACATTAGCCCCCTGGATAGCCTATGTCAATTCTGACTGGTATAAAATTAAAAACCTTATCCCGCAATGGAAGCTGAAATTCATGCAACGGATCTTATCAGCAAGTTACGTAGTGACGATTCCATCTGCTTACTGGAAGATTGCGAATAAGGACTGGGATTCTCTGGATGAACCTGAGCGAAAAAACATCAAAAAAGCAAAGGTTAAGGAGATCAGCGAAAAGTTAACAGGAATGGAAGGCGTCGGTGCCACTATCCTTTCAGAAGTCGGAACAGACGATACTGGTAACCCTATACCGGGTTTCACTTTCACTCCTATTGCATCAGGCTTTAAGGATGGGGAGCATTTGGAAGATAGTCAGGAAGCGTCGCAGCATTTAATGCGATCGTTAGGCGTAGATCCAACTCTGGTAGGAAATGGTCCGGGTCGTGGTCAAGATTCGGGATCAGGTTCAGATAAACGTATTGCGATGAACATACAGACCGCAATACTGCAACCTTATCGGAATATCATCCTGGAGCCGCTGTACTTTAAGGCAAAGTATGATGGTTGGACTGAAAGATATAAGAATCTAAGATTCCAGGTCATAGAAGTTGAGTTGGGAACCTTGGATAATGGCCCAACCTCACAAATTAAAGATCCCGTAACTCCTAAAGCACCAAAATCATAATGGCTTTAATTACCACACCCGCTGACATTAAACGGCACAACAGTGCTGTAGCTGCTGATATGAAGCTAGCCAGCCTACAATCCTTTATTGACGATGCTATCAATAAGCATATCATTCCAGGTATAGGAAGAAAAACTTATAATCAGATGATTGCAAGTCCTGAAAGCCTCACAGATGTACAGAAAGGGCTTTACCAATTGCTGCAGAAGTCCTGTGTAGGATTTATGCTGGCTTATTATTCCGGATCCGGATCTCTGCAGATCAATGACGCTGGGATCTTTGTACTGAAAAGTGGGAATCAGCTTCCCGCTTCGGATAAAAAGCTTATGACTTTACGTGATGATAGTTTTGAAACGGGCTTTAATGCCTTGGAACTTGCTATCAATTACATGGAATCTTACCTGGCAGACTTTCCTATCTACCGCGATTCTCCGGAGCGAAGAATTAACAGGTCACTTCTGATCAACTGTGCAGCTGAGTTCCAGTCTGCAGGGATAAATATTAAAGGGAGCAGCAGTGTATACCATGTGCTGCGCACCTACCAGGTAGATGCCGAAAGAACCTATATCAATCCCTTACTGGGTGATGAACTTAGTGCATTAATTAGGGAGGTTATTCTAAATGGCAGTGGTACCGACATCCAGAAGCAGCTGATCAAAGAAGTGCAAAGGCCGGTGGCCACATTTACGATGATGGAAGCTATCCCCTGGATGGCGCTATCTATTGATGCTACCGGTGTCTATACGCTAAGTAATTCAGTTGGTGGTATGGCTGCCAACGTAGAGACTAAAGCCACTGCAGACTCAGGCCGATTGCAAAGGGCCATGTTCATTTTGCAGGCTAAAGGTGACCAGCAGCTGGAGACTTTACGCAAATGGATCAAGAAAAGAAAAGCAGAGTTCTCTGCAGTATATACCCCGCCTGATCTGGTGGACATCAATGGTGATTTAACAAGTAACGTAATCTTCTTATGACAAACATAGAAAAAGCAATTGCCTATGCCTCATGGTATATAGGCCGTAAAGAGAAACCAGGTAATACTGGTTTTATAGATCCTGAATTTGAAGCCGAAATGAAAGCTGCAGGATGGATTAGGGGCAATCCATGGTGCGCGACCTTTGGGCTATTGATTGTATTTAAAATATTAGTGGGTAAGCTACTGGCATCAGCAAAAAAAACCTTCAATGCATCAGCAAAGCAGACATTTGATAAGACAAAAGCAGCTGGAGTATTGCAGACCGGTACCATACCTGAACCCGGAGCAATCTGTATTTTCTTACATGGCCATGGTCCAGCGGGGCATGAGGGAATCGTTGAGGCTGTCAATTTCAAAACCAATACCATGACCTTAATTGAGGGCAATACCAATGCTTCAGGTAGTCGCGAGGGTGACCAGGTTGCAAGAAAGCTCCGGACAATCACCCGTCCATTTACTGCCACCGGCCTTAATGTTTACGGCTATATCTATCTGAGGGAAAAACAATAATGGCCGGAGATGCAAATGAAAAGGAACTGAGTGTTTTTGGCTTTGCCAAAGGCATGAGGGCGGGACTAATCACCTTCATATTGTCCCTGCAGACTATAGCCATTATCTATTTGTTCATTGCCCTGAGTAAATCAGAATCGCAAAAACAGGAACTGCAGGCGAAGCTATATGAAAAAATGATTGATTTCATCCGGCCTACCAGGGACAAGATGGATGAAGCGGTCGACAAGGTTAACCGCGTGACTGACCAGGTAAGCGAGACTGCTCAGTTTACTGACAGTTTGAATAGAACACGAAAACTTAAATCCAGATAGAATGAAAAGGAAACGAATAGCCTTATTGGCAATGTGCCTGCTCTTTTTGGGAGGTACTACACCACAGATTAAACCTCAACCAGTACCGGTCACTCCGGAGGTAAAAATTAATAGAAGTCTTGATCGACTTGCTGAACAGGTAGAGGCAATGAAAAACGGACAAGAACAATCCCAAAAGAATAAGCCATGAGAAAGAGTATAGTTATTTTAATGGCAGTGCTTTTTAGCGGTTGTGGCCTATTTAAAAAGGTGGAACAGGAAAAGCATAGCACAGTAGATACTGAGCAGCACAGCGCAGTAAAACAAGATGATTTCACCGATACGAGTAAAGCACGTATCTCTGAATATTGGAAGTTCAAGTTTGTGCCGGCGGTAAATGGTAGTGAGCCTAAAACTTTTAATCCTCAGATCCCGACATCTGATGGCAATGAAGGTGCGCTCAGAGATAAGATGCAGGATCTGCAGGGAGCAAACAGCCAATTGGTTGGTACCGTTGGATACCTGGAAGGAGAACTGACCAGGTACATTGACTCTCAGAAAGGAATTTCTCATAACAAATCAGAAAAAGATACTGGCAGTAAGTCCAGTACGACTGACGATTACAAGCGTAAGCAGGCACCTGCCACACCTTTTTGGCTGATCATCGCCACTGCCATAGGTTCCGGTTTATTGCCTGGTATCATTAGAGTCATTTGGAAACAGATTTCAGTAAAAAAATGAATAGGATTACCATAAACGGCAAAGCATACTGCGCACCATCCGCCTGGGGAAATATGAACCTGCAGCACCTGATCATCTGGACTAAGATACTTTCTAAAGATATTGCAGTAGATGATGCGATGATGCTTTGCGTGGTATTGTTTTACAAAATCCCCAAACGGATTTTCTTTAAACTCTCTCCAGCTCAGCAGTGGGATCTTATAGAATCAATCAAATTTATCTATGGTGAAAATAAGATGTACAGCTGGGTGCTGCCATCCTTTCGGATTGGCTTTACCTGGTACCACAGTCCCCAGACCAGGCTGAGTACTTCAACAATTAAAGAATTCAGATCTACAGAGTTTTTTTACAACGCATACAAAAAGACCGGTGACGAAAAGTTTGTTGATCAGCTGATCGCTACACTATACCGGTCTAAAGGGCCCAACTCTGGAGGCAATGATATCCGCTGTGATCTAACTGAAATGAGGATCCGCAAACATGCCCCTGCCATGGCCCGGTTAAATCCGGATATCAGGCGGGCGATCATCTTCACCTATGAAGCCTGCAGGGTTTTTATAGCCAAAAAATATCCATCAATCTTTAAGCAGGGTGGCACCAGCTCTAACGCCATACCCGATATGGAGCCACTGATCAAGATTGTGGCTGGTGGTAAGTTCGGCACCTTTAAAGATACTGAAAGCACAACGCTGTACCTGGTCCTGGATCATCTGAAAGATGAGATAGAAGCAAACGAAAAAAACAAGCCATGATTAATGAGGAAGAATACATCAGCTACTTTGAAAACCTGGCTATTGACAGCAGGGAAATCAATCATACTCTGGAAGGTAAAGAAACCTTTTTCTGCATTGACAATCCCGACAATATGCAGGAATTTGACAACGCATTGCGCAATTGCGTAGGATCGCCTGCTTTCTTGCTGGTCGCTGATCATGGTGAATTTAATGACAATAATAGCGTAAACCACACCCAGGAGATAAATGGCCAATTTTATATTGTGGCAAAAAAAACTGATGAGCTTTCAATCAGGCAGGCCCGCGCACTCTGTTTGCCCATTGCATTAAACTTCCTTGCCAGAATGAAGAAGGATGCCAGGGAAAAGAAGATTATACCTAATAAGCTGATCACATTTCGGATAGATAATATTCCTTATCAAAAGGTAAGTGAAATGAATGTGGTATGGTACGGATATACGGTCTGGTTCACATTTACCTGTCCTTTTGGTTTTACGGTAGACTCCGGAACTTGGCGTAATAATACATTACCCCTTCCTGCTAGCAGTGATGGGGATTTACCTTCAAACTTAGCATAGCATGAGTAGAGATTTAGGAATAGTAAAGAAACAGCCCGCTAAGGAGGTACCAGTGGGCGATATCAGGGGGAAGATCTTCGCAAACGATATCAACAAAATAGTTGCTGGTGTGGAAGCTAGTGAACTTGCAGGTACCGCGCAGAAATTAATTGATACACAGATTGGTGATACACACATTGATCTTCTTTTAAGATACAATTTAGCAAAACAGATATGACATTAGTAGAACATATTGCACTGTTAACTGAGCAGATAGCAAGAGAGATTGAAACTTTAGAAGTTTCCCAGGGTAATTTATCAACCTTACAAACATTAACAAAGGTCAGCTTAGTTGCTGCAATCAATGAACTGAAAGGGCTTATTGGTACAAATGGTGCAGGTGCTTCTATCGACGATACTTTGACCACCAGTACTGGTAAAACTTATTCGATTGATAAAATATTATCTATTGCAAACCAGGTAAAGCAGGATATTTTAGGTGGCGTACCTTCAGCAGCATTTGATACTTTAAAAGAAATTGCAGATTACATTGCCAATGACCAAACGGCTGCAGGTAATATTGTCAATGCTTTGGGGTTGCGCGTTCGCGTTGACCAGGCACAAACTTTTACCGCTGAACAAAAGTCTACAGCACGTGTAAACATCGGCGCCCTTGGAATAGACCTTATAGGTGATCCGGATACAGACTTTCTTTTGATTTATAATACTGCCAGAGGATGACCTTAGTTGCCCGTCTATCATTAGTCTTTCAGGCTATAGCTGCTGAAATCAAAGCAATTATTGCCCGCAGTATTCCTGCTGGTGGAACTGCAGGTCAGGTATTGACCAAAACCAGCGCTACAGATTATGCGGTGCAGTGGTCAAGTATTATTGCTGCTGTACTTTCGGGGTATGTATCCAGTACCGGCACCATAGCAGCGACCGATACCATACTTGCTGCCATCGGAAAGCTGAATGGTAATATCGGATTGAAATCAAATCTATCATTGACGGTATCTACTAAAACCGCAAGTTATACGCTGGCTTTAGTAGATAACGGGTCGATGATCAGTATGAATTTATCTGCTGCCAACAGCGTGACTATACCGGCTAATACAATTGCTTTTCCTATCGGATCCCAGATGATCATCCACCAGGAAGGTACTGGTCAGACCACCATTGTTGCAGCATCCGGGGTTACTTTGAATGCTGCCGGTGGTAAATTAAAATTAAATACACAATTCTCATCTGCCACACTGATCAAAAAAGCGACAAACGTATGGTCAGTTGCCGGTGATTTAGTCGCATAATAATGATTGCAGGTTTCCATGGTATCATCGCTGCAGAGAAAACACCGGTCGTGGTTACGCCCAGTGGTCAAACGGTGAATGTAAATTTCGATGACCAGAAAAGAGTAGAGATCCCAAACTGGAATACCTGGATCGGCTCTGCTAGTAACCAGGAGAATTTACTCAATACTGCAGGCAGTCCATCGGGGCTATACCTTCAGTTTGTGGATGGCAATTTTGGTGCTGAGGGTGAAGGTGAACAGCTAGATCCAGCGAGCGGTGATCCCAAAAAGCCATATGCTTTGTGGCCAGTAGCGGTCTTAGCTCAAATGATTAACCGCGGATCTGCAGATATCGCCACCAGGCTAACTGGAGCAAGTGCAAGCAAAAGTTACCGGTTCACTTTTGCTGCAGTACAGAATTACAATGATGCCGGTGACCGTACGGATATTATTTTAAATGGTGTATCAACCCCTTTGAACGGCCCTGATTTAGCCAACGTGCTGTATACAAAAACAATAGTGGTGGCGAATCCACCTGCAGGAATAATAGATATTGTTTTCCATCCTACAGCTGGTAGCGCTGGATATTCCTGTATGAGTGCAATGATCATCGAAGAATTTTAACACTTAAATACATACAATGAAACCCAGATTAACACTTCTTTCCTTTGGCTTTTTAGCAGCCATGTCCCTGTCTAGCATTGCGCAGACAAAGCTTCCTTATGTTGTGGATCCTATCACAAAAAAAAGGATCACCTATGTAAGTGGTCAGGATGCCCAGGGTAAAACCACATTTTCCAATGGCAAAATTGGTTATCCCATCGTAACTGATATTGATTACTCCAAGGTGTACTCCAGAGCGAAAGCACCAGTAGTCGTAGTGGCTCCGCCCGTAGTTACCCAACCTGTTATTGTTGCTCCACCGGTGACCACTCCAGACGTTACTATTGTTGGAACTGGATCCGGAAACTTGGATCTGAGTGGGATCAAAAATAAGAACCTGAAAATAAAGGCCGGTACCTACACCAATATTGGCCTCAATGATCTGGTTAATGTGAAGATCGATGCTTCCGGTGTATCGCTAAATAACAATTCAAATTTTGATATTAGCAAGCCTACTGATCTGGAGCTTTACGGTTTTACCGTTTCTAATCACACCTATAGGGCAATCAACGTACGTGGCCTGGTTCAAAAGCTGTACATCCATGATGCCACTTTTGTGAATATTGCGAACAGTGTGATTGCCTTTGAATATGCGGGGGATTATGATGGCACTAGTGCTACCACTAATCTTGATATCACTTTAGATCACCTTTCTTTTACCAGCTGCAGCTCTATTGTTGGCGCTGGAGGGGGCTTAAATAATGCCACTGGAAAAGTTACCGGTCTGAGCCGTAACTTGACCTTCACCAATAACAATATTAAAGATTGCCAGGGCAGCGTGATTTGGAGTGGTGCTGCTGATCATTATGTGATTTCTGGGAACAATATTGATCATGTCAATTACGGATTTACAGCAAAGGATCCTGGGGGCTTAAATGGTCCGCATAATGGCCTATTTGGGATGACCGGTAATGGTGATCTATTTAATAATAAAGTAATCAATCACCAGGGTAATTTGATCAGAGCCTGGGGCGTATCCTACGGGAGTAAGGTGGATTCTATCAGGATCTACAACAATGTAGTTTACAATTCAAGTAAATACAGCGCCTTTGAGCTTCAGGTACCACCTTATCTAAGTGACTTTAGCGCTGCTCATCCTGGTGTGATCAAATGGACAAATGCACGTGTTTCAAATAATACTGCAGGTCATTTAAACACAGTAAAAGACTGGGAAGGGCAAATGCTGGATCTATATTTTACAGGTGGTACACTTGACTATTCCAGGAACCTTGGATTTGAGATGAACCGCATGGCCGATAATATCAACTCTCCTTTAGAGCTGGGTAGATCAATGATTAATATGGGACCGACTGAGCTGAAAGATGGCAATCTATATTTTAACACATCAAAAGAGGCCGTTTCAGATCTCACAACTTTTAAGTCGCTGCACCCAGGCGTAGGTGCAAAATTATAATCCATAACATTTTATCCTGATGAGTGTAATTCTTTCTTCACCACCACCTTCATATGCATTTAGCGCTGAGAAAATTAGCGCTGTCTTTTCCTGTCAAGATTACCTGAGCCAGTCTGGAGCAAAAGCAGTAAACACTATTGCATTGACTGGATCTGCTCTTACATTGAAATACGGTGGTAAGACAATTACAATGACTCCTGCAGGCGCTCCTGATGTCAGTGGCAATCAATATTCCCCTGGTGATCCCCTTACAGGATTCCGGGGGAATTATGATCTGAATAAAGATTTTGATATCGCTTTAAACGGCAACAACGTTACCCTGACTGCTAAAGTCTCAAGTGCAGGTTATGATATCGCGAACTATAATACCGTGATGGGCCTAAGTCCGATCACAAAACCCAATTACACGATCAACTTTAAGCTGTATATTGAAAATGCAGATCATACCGGTTTTGAATTAATAGGTAAGGAAAGTAACCTGCAGATGCTGATCAGTCCGAGCGGATCTGTTGAGGCTCCCATTGGTGACAAACTGAATGATTTTATCCAGAAAGATTTAAGGGAACTGTTTCCTGATGCTCCAACTAACAATAGTATCATCTGCAAAAAAAGCTGCAGGCGATACTACTTTGAATATGCTGAGCGCTATGGCCTCACCCCAAAAGTTTACCAGGTACATAAGTCACCGGTGTATACAATACTCGCTGGAGGTTTATCATACATTGCGCAGTTCAATTCATCCCTTCAAACGCTGATCGCGCCTGGTGCTGCCAGTACCGATCGCTTTTTGAAGCAGGGAAATAATAATGTTTGGACCAGGACAAACCAGCCTCAATTTCTATACTATTTTAATACCAGAGATACCTTTGACGGCCTAATTGAAGTAAAGGCATATTACAAAGACGGTGGTACTGCAGTGCGCACAATGTATAATCAAACTTTTGAGGCAAAACGTAAATATGCCTTTGATCTTACTTTTGATCATGCAGTTAAATATTGGATTGATGAGAATCGGCCCGTTGAAAAGTTTGAAGTAAGACTCTTTGATAATGGGGGATCTGGCCGCTCCGAGGTGCGAACATACTACATGAATTATGAATACCGGATGTATGTCCGCTATTTCTTGTTTTGGTCATCATTTGGAACAATGGATACCAGGCTTTGCTATGGCAAAGGAAATTCTGAATTTGCACTAACCCAAAGTGAGGCCGGTGTACAGGTGCAGCGCGGTGATGATATCCGTAAAGGCAGCGCTCATGCTTATGATTTAAGCGGCAAATCATCTTTTAAGGTGGCTACTGGATTTATGAGTAAAAGGGATCTGATCGCAAACAGGGATTTCTATCTTTCTGCTTTCAAATACAGATACTCAAAGGGCTTGCAGCTGCCGATCAGAATTGACAGCAAAACTATTCCAGAAGTTTCTGACGGTACCAGTGCCGGGATGTTTGCCCAGCAATTTGACTATAGTTACCTCTTTGATGATCACAATTATACTGAAGGTGATGATGAAGAATCTGGGGTCAGTTCCGGAGATTTTTTTTTTCACTCTGATTCACTAGTCAATCCTACTCAGGGATTAATTGAACAGGATCCGACTGTACCGATATGGGTTAAATCTATCACACAGGCCGATATTGACAAATGGAATTCCGGAAATTCCAATAATTCCGGAAATTCCGGAAATTCCAGTGGTGACCTAACCAACTATTACAACAAGATTCAGATTCAAAATTTCTTTGTTGGCTCTGCTACCATTGCAGGTTATAACAGGGGTAACTGGGATCAGGCTTTCACCTGGGGAGATCACAGTAAAGCTGGATATCTTACTGCAGTAACTGGAGCTGATATTTTCCATCCTTTGGAAAATCAACGTTTATCTAAAGCGAACGATGTTATTTTTAATGCAATCCGGGCCAATCAAGTTGAGATCCCAGGATCCGCGGGTTCATTTTGGAAAATATATGTAGACACCACTGGTGTCGGTGGTGATGCAACCGCGCCATCAGGTGGAGGAGGCGCGTCCTATTTTGCATCATTACTGGATGTGTTGATCACTGATCCTAAAGTTAACCAGGTGCCGATGTACAATGGAAGTAAATGGATCAACCAGACTATCACTTTCGGAGACTATTATACAAAATCTGAGATCCAAAATTTTTATTCCGGAGCAGCATCCATCTCCGGATATAATAAATCTAGTTGGGATACTGCAGCTGGATGGGGAAACCATGCTAACCAGGGATATTTAAAAAGTGTAACCTGGGCATCTCTGTCGGGTAAACCAACTAACCTAAGCCAGTTCACCAATGACCTAGGAAATTATGGAAGTTGGATCACTGCAAATGATGGGAAATTGTTGTTTCAACCTTTAGAAGATCAACGACTTTCAGTCAGTAATAATGTTGTTTTTAACGCTATCCGGGCAAACCAGGTTGAGATCCCAGGATCTGCTGGTTCGTTCTGGAAAATATATGTAGATACTAACGGCAACGGTGGCACAGGTACAGCTCCGCCTGCCGGTGGATCCGGATCATCTTACTTTTCGCAACTGCTGGACGTGGCATTGACTCCAGATTTATACAGTGGCCAGTCACCGGTTTGGAACGGAACAAAGTGGGTAAATCAATATGTGATTACGGATTTGTCAGCTTATTGGACTAAAACCGAAAGTGATTCTCGCTTTTTGAAGCTAGCCCCGAACTCAACATCCCCTCAAAACGCAAATTTTGCAATTGGTTACGACGGAGTTAGAAACTTTATTCAATCCCATGCAGGTAAGAATTTAGATTTAAACCCTGAGGGGAATACCGTTTTAATTAATGGTAAGGCTTTAGGTACAGCTGCATTTAAAAACATAAGCTATACTGGAGATCCGGAAACAGTTGCTATGCGTAATGGGTCAGGGCATTTGTTGGCCTCCTATTTTAACACAATCGCTGGTGTTGAAAATGGTAGCATGGGTTCAATCATGGGCTTAAATGGGTCAGATGGATTTTTAAGGCCATTTTCGCAAGGTTCAGTCAGAAGCTTTTTAGGACTGGGGACTGGTGCATACAATGATAAAACTCAATTATGGTCTGCAACGCATCCTAATGATTATTACATCGCGAATAGTTGGGATGGTACATATTGGCAGCTAAGATCTAATCACGGTTCCCCTGTCAATGTTGGTCATAGTGATGATAGCGCTTTATTCCAAGGCAATGATATTACCAGATTCCAACGTTATTATAGTTTTGGAACTGATGCTAGTACAGTACCAGATAACACTAATAGTTTTACATATGCCGTTAACGCACCATATGCGGGTACATTAATGCACTTCGGTGCTAATGGCTATGGTACTCAATTTAATTCAGCTTACCAGTTTGGAGGTAATAATTTAGCTTTTAGGACCCGTAATGGTGATAATGGTACATGGAATAGTTGGAAATCAATATACCATTCAGGTAACGTTACGTTTTCACCGAACGCGGATGCAGGTACAGCCGTATTAAGAGATGGTAATGGTTATATAAATAACACTTATTTTAATAGCTCCAGAGGTGATGAAACTATCAATGCCGCCTCATATCTATTTGATACCGGCGATGGCTATATGCGTAAAAAACCTGTAGCATGGGCCGCTGGGGAACTCACAGGAGTAAGTAGACATTGGGCATTAAGATATGACAGCGATGGCGTAGCGTACCACAATGGAACTTTAGAACTAATAAATAGTGTCACTCGACCATCATTAGGATTCCACCACGCAGGCGTTGTTGCTTCAACAATAACCATTGAACCATCGGGTAGGATCGCAATTATGAATAATCCAGGCACCGCCTATGAGAATTTTATAGCAATGAATCTGTACGCTGCTAATGATGTAAGCGCTAACTATACCTATGGGCAAATCTTTGTAGCAGGCACACGAGTTTACTCAGGTTGGGACTCGACTATGGCTGGGTCAATCAGCTGTAATAACTGGTTTAGAACTACTGGTCCAACGGGTCTGTACTTCGATACTTACCAAGGTGGTATCTATATGTTCGATGATATGTGGATTCGCACCTACGGTAGTAAAAACTTCTATTGTGACCGGGAGATCCAGGCAACAACGATCAGGGCAAACAATGAATTATATATCCCAGGTACTGATGGGAGACAATGGAAATTATACGTAGAAGTTTAAGATATGGCAGCACCAAGTAATGCATACCTGTTTAATGGGGCGCGGATGCCCCTACATATTGAGGGACAAATCAAGATTGACAATTATATCGCTCTGCTCCTGGCAGAATATGGTAACCAGGTTAAACAACTGTTTTTTCTGGATGGCATGTTAAGGCTCACTGATGTAAACGGTAATACCGGATTTGTGGGCATTGTAAAAGATAGCGGATTTTCCCAGGGCTACACACCATATAAAATGCATGCCCCGGCTCGGTTTTCAAAAGGCAGACTGCAGCTGGATGGGTTAACCTATTTTATATTGAACGATGCCGGTTTGAATACCTATGCGCAGGTTTATGCAGAAGAGAATAACAACTCTTTTAATAATGTGATAGTCACTATTACCCTGCAGCAAAGCTATTACAATACCACTACAGATTATTATGTGCAGTGGCGCGTAAACAGGAACAATGTATGGTCTGACTGGCTGGTGGTCAGAGCGACAAATACTCCAGCCCTGGCACCTAGAACAACCAGTTTTGTCAATATCAGCATTGGTACAGTTGGTGAAAGTCGTGGTATGGAAGTTCAGGTAAGGCCATATATCACCAATGAAGAGGGAACTCAGGCTGGTGAACTTATCTCCCTAATTACAACGCTCAAACGTGTGTACATGAAGCGCTTTGATAACCGCGCTGATGCAGCCCACTATTCTGGACCGCTGGATTATTATTATATCAATGCTCCGGTATTGGTTACTCAGCAAACGGTAATCTATAAGACCGGTAACGGTACTCAGTCAACCACTAACCAGGCAGACGATGGATGGTATGCGCGCACACCAAATAATGATGGCCTGAATGGGGATGCTAGTCACTGGTATTATATTTCAGATGGCAAAGTGGCTACCGAGGGAACCGGTGATGGTATCATCGTTAATCCACCGAGTACATACTTCTTATGGGCCAATTACGATACAAGCGCTGCCCTTGCATGTAGTTTATCCGGAGGAGCAAACGCTTCACAACGTGGTACCTACCAAAAAGATAGTAACGGTACGCATTACGCTGATGCAGCCTGCACAATTCTGGCTGCAGACGGTACCTACACTAATCTGGTGGCCGGCACAAATAGATATTATAGAATCGCAATGTCGGGTGGCCGATTAGCTGCCAATGGATATTACTGTAGCAATGGGGCTGTAGCACCAATCAATTAATAAAATGAATGAACTAATTGCGGCAATCGCAGGACTTATAACCGGTTTGATCATCGGTTATGTAAAATGGAAAAACTATTAAAATGGAAAATTACAATGTAGCCTTACTGTCAGATGGCCAAGGGCCAGTATTGACAGCCGAAAAAATCACCTTAACGTTCCAAAGTGGAGCTGCGATGACCTCATCTACCAATGGGAACCTGGTGGATGCAAATTTTACTGTAGATGCTGACCAGGTATCAATCCTACGGGATGGATCCACCGTTACTGGAGCGATGAAAAGAATGGAGATCAGAGGCGCGGAGCTGGAGAAGCTGATCAGCAAGATGGATGAGGGTTCAGAAAAGGTTTACTCAGCAGCAAAGCTTGCCATCTGGAGAAACTTTAATAAAGCGCTGCAGGCCGCGCTGGATAAAGCGCTAAAAGCACAATATCAATTAGATAATCCAGTAACAACACAGGAGGGATAGTAATGGAAGTTAAAAGCAATATCAAGATCAAATCTATTAAAGAACCGGTTCAGTTCGGCCTTTCACTTATGTTACCCAGCTTATTGCAGAGTTTTAAAACGCCAACTTATGGCGACTATGATCGGATATCCGGACTAATGGATCTGTTCAAAAAAATACATGCCGAACAGGCAGAGCATGTGCGAACAATCTACGATGAGCTATCAATCCCGGAGGAAGAAAGTATTGATTCAAATCATCCGCTTTATAGCCAGGTAACAAACCTGGTCTTAGAAGGCAAAAGTTCGGTAATGCGTTCAGATCTGCAGGTGTTTTCAGTGAAGGAACTCAATGCTGCAGTCGAAGGATCTTTCAATCTGTCATTTGCTGACAGGCGCTTGTTAATGTACTGGTTAGTAAAAGAAGAAAAAGCCGTTTAAAATGTTGCAAATCATCAATCAAAGAGGCATCACCTTACAGCCAGATAGTAATACAGTAGTAGCGATTGAAGTTTACAATCCGCTATTTACAGACAATAAGGATATTTTTCAGGAACTGGTCTATACCGCTCAGGCGGGATTGACAGAGACTAATATTGCCTTCATTGAAAACGGTCACCTGGTTGATGCCTCCATTGATGTTTTTGAGCAGAAGGTAACTGTACTGCACCGCGGGATCCCTTTCTATGCCGGTACGTTTCGCCACAGAATCATGAACGGTAAAATCAATTTTGATTTAAAGGTCAACTTTGGAACGGTGGCCAGTAAAATGAAGAATACCAATGTCCGCGATATCATAACGCTGGATTCGGTATTTGTGGAGGGTAATTACCCTACAAATGCACAGATGACTGACCACATGAAAGATACATGTGTGCATCCTGAGAACTATCCTTATGCCTTTTTTCCTGTAAAAAACACTAAATGGACAGATGACAGCGCCAATGTTATTACTTATCCCTGGATGAATTACTGGGATCATGCTGCTCAGAAATTTACTATCGTTGGATCCGGAACGATGGATACCAGAAATACGTTACAAGTACCTTTTTACAAGCTGTCCTACATCCTGACTAAGATTTTCGAGTACTTAAATTTTACCTTGGAAGGGGAAATCTTGACTGATGTGGATTTCAATGCCATTTACCTTTATACGCGCAGGCCACTGCTAGGAAATCTAATTATGCCCTGCATGACCTATCTACCTGCAGAACTTAAAATCAGTGATTTCATTACTCAGATTTCTGAGCGCTTAAAGTTGAATTTTACTTACAATGTGCTAAACAACTCAGTGAGCATTGACAGCCCCATCTCCTCATTAAAAGTAAATCAGATAGAGGATATCACCCCTTATATCGAAAATATTGAGGAGCTATCAGTATCGGATAAAAAGGGCTACAAAGTGATTTTAAAGGTAGATGAAAGTGATTTTCTATTTGATGTATCCAAAGATGATGAGGATAGACGCTTTGTAGCACCATTTACGCTCGTTGTAGGTGATGGCCAGACTGAGATTGAAATGGAAGTGGGAACTTTGAAGGAAGTAAAAGAAGCGGATTATTCCTATCCGGCCACTGAGCAGGCCACAGATTTGATCGGTGTACCGGGTGATGTCAACTGGCAGATTCGGTTACTTAGTTTTTATGGGATGAAAAGTGTGTCCGGGGGAAAGGTTTTTCCACAGGCAGCACCTATGGATCTGGGTGAAGCAGACTCTAACTGGTACCGGTTTTTAAATGATAGCAAGAAAATAGTAGCTACTGCAAAATTGCCATCCAGCATTTTGTCCCGTTTCAGTCCTACTACTAAATATGGTTTTAAAAGTAAGCAAGGAACATTTACCAGAACCTTAAACGGAAAGTATAGCTTTGGATTAACCGGTGTAAATTCAGAATTAACCACTGTAAAGATTGAATCTTATACTTTGGTTGATGAATACAGTACTAAATTTTCGATACAGCCATTTGTTCCGGATAATGATCCTGCCTCTCCTATATTAACTGTTACCTACAAATTCTGTTACCTGGACGGATCACAGCCATATGAGAGTTTCCTAGTTACTGCAGTCCCTAAATCAGGATCACCGGCGACATTTATCAGTACGCCTGCAGCAGCTCCAGCAGATGCCGGTGGCGTAGGTGGTCAGATCGGATACATCCGCGCTACCAGTGGCACCAGGACACAGATCAACGGTTATTCACTTAAAATAGATCGCAAGCCCCTGTATGTAATTGCATCAGGAATAAAAAGATATTTCACTGCAGAAGGCGATCACTTTGTCTCTCCAGAATTTTCTTCTGGAGATGGTCGGCCAATGCTATTTGTATTTTAAATGGAAGATTTCAATTCAATGCTCGATCTGAAATCCAAACTTCAGAAGTGGGGACAGATTACTATTAAGATATGGCAGGAAAATCTGGAAAAGCAAGGCATTGGTGTAACCGGTGAACTTGCAAAATCTTTCCAGGAAGAAGTAAAGTCACAGCAGGATGAGGTGATGGGAATTGCAATGACCTTCAAGATGTATGGCCGGTTCCGAGACATGCAGGTTCACCGGGGCGTAAAAGCTCATGAACGCAGTTTGAACAATTCCAATCGTACTGCAGCTAAACGCTATGGTGCAAATGTGAACTATTCAAATTCTGCGAAAAAGCGGTGGTATAATAAACCAAAGATGGCGCAGATCTACAGAATGCGTGAAATTTTAGGGATAGATCTATCAGTAGGAATATCCGATCAGATAAAGGCAATAGCTGGTGAAATCAGCGATATCATAATTAAATACTAATGGCAAATCAAAGAGTAGATACAAAAGCAGTAATTGACCTGGTGATTAATGGTAAACAGGCCATGACCACTTTCGGAGAAATGACCACCGCGCAGAGAAAACTGAATGCGGAAGTAAAAAACATGAAACCGGAAGATCCAGGATATAATGAGCAGTTGCGCCAACTAACCTTATTAAATACTGCAGTCCGGGAACAAAGAGATTTGCTAAATGGTGTAAATAAGGATACAGATGAATTAAAGCAGCACTGGACTGAAATTGCTGCCGGTGTAGCAGCTGGTAATTTTATTACAAATTTTCTTGAATCTGCTCAGGGTGCAATTGAAGAATTTATTTCTGGATCCACAGCGGCCTATGGCGAAGCTGAGCAGGGCCAGGCGCAATTGCAGGCAGCACTAAAATCTACCGGTGGTGTCGTTGGTCAGACTAAAGACCAGCTGGATGCGATGGCAGGATCACTAATGACTTTAACCGGTGTCGATGATGATGTGATCACTAAATCGGAAGCCTTACTGCTTACCTTCACCAATGTAAGGGGTACAATTTATGAACAGGCCCTGCCCGCCATCGTTGATATGACCGCTGCTATGAATAACGGCAATGTATCGATGGAAACTATCCAGGGTACAACAATCCAGGTCGGTAAAGCGCTGAATGATCCAATCAAAGGGATGACCGCTTTAAGTAAGGTCGGAGTTTCCTTTACTGCTGAGCAAAAAGAAACGGTCAAAACCTTGGTGGCCACCGGTAAAACTGCAGAAGCTCAGGCGCTGATCTTAAATGAGCTGGGTAAAGAGTTCGGCGGAGTCGCTGAATCAATGGCCAGAACTGACACCGGAGCGGCAATGGCTTTCCAGACGCGTATGGGAAATATTCAGGAAGTAGTAGGTGGATTTATCACTAAAATGAAAGCAGCTACCATTGAGGGATTGAATCCGTTTATTACCAATGTTGAGCGCTGGATCTCTCAACCCTTAGCAGAGAAAATACAAGAGGAACAATCTGAATTAAATGGCCTGGTATCGGCCATTGTGATGACAAATGATAATCAGGCCGTTCGTAACACACTCATTGGAGAGCTACAGGCAAAGTATCCCGATTTTCTGGGTAAGATCAACGCTGAAACTGCCTCAAATGAACTGTTAACCCGTCGTTTGACTGAGGTCAATGATCAGTACAGGCAAAGGATCTATATCGCAGCCAATGAAGACAGGATCCGCGAGATCCAGGATAAAAGAAATGAAGCAATTCGCCTGGAAGCTAAAGCCCGGATGGATGTTGCGAAAGCATCCGGATTAAGTGCTACAGCCCTGGCTAAACTTACAGATGAGGAAATCCGCGCAATGGCTGCACAGCTCAGAGCTAAGGCGCTCCAGGCTGATAGGCTCCGCGGATCTTCTGGAGGTAACGCATATAGTTCCGGTACATCAAATACTAACAATAAGGAAACCGGTGATTTGGATCTGATTGTCAATGGCCGTAAACGTATTGCTGCAAGTTTCAAAGAAGAAGCGGATCTGATGGGAGCAAACCAGATTATGCAATCAAAGGTGACTGCAGAACGGATTAAGAACATCGATCTTGAAATTGCAAAGTTAAAACAGCTTAAAAGTCAAAGTGCGAAGGCCGATATTGAACGTTTGAAGGCCGAAAAAAACGCGCTTACGGGAGTAGTGGCACGTACAGCACCAACAACAGCACCCGGACCTACAAAGGCCGAAGTCTCAGCAGCTGATAAGCTAAAAAAACAATTATCAGATCTGGATGAAGAATATAAAAAGTTAGGCGTCCAGCAGCTCAATGATCAACTATCCAAAAATCAAAAAGAACTGGAGGTTGAGGGCCAGAAGTATGATGCGCTGATCAAAAAGGAACAGGATTTCCTACAGCAAAAAGGTGTTACAGCTGATCAGCGAAATAAGGTTGAAGCGCGTATTACTCAAATCGGGCTTGATAAAAAGGCAGCACAAAATGTAATTGCAGTACGTCAAGAGCAGGAAATGACCACGCATATTGCTGATTTGAGGGACAAACTTGCTGTAAAACGCGAAACGGAACTGTCCAAAGAATCCGATATCATTAATAAGTTTTACGATGACCAGGAAAGGGACTATGCCGGTAATGCAGATGCTATAGCCGTATTACAAATTGCCAGATCAGTTGAACTTTCTGATGCTGAGTTACGTGAAAAAAAGCGATTAGAAGCTGAAAAACTACGTATCGAAAGGGATGGTGCAGCTCTTTCCGGAAACAGTCATGCAATCCGCCTGGCAGAGATTAAAAAGCAGTATGACGATGAGGTGGAAGCCTTAAAGAAAAAATTTGGTGATCAGTTAATGGCCACCGAAGAAGGTCTGGCAGCAATAGCAGCTGTTGAAAATAACCGTAAGGCTGCAATAGCGAAAGAAAATACATCTGGAACTGATAAGAGTGCTAAGGATAAGGCGAAAGAGGAAAAGGATGCCGCGCTTCAATCTGCTCAGGCTGTATCTGATGCCACCTTCAGCATTATGGCACAGAATCGCCAACGGGAAACTGATCTGAAGCTGAGTGCCATTGAAAAAGAACGTACTTCTGAGCTGGCCAATAAAAAGCTTTCTGATAAGCAAAAGGAGGAGATTAATAAGAAATATGATGCAAAGGTTAAGGCTGAAAAGTTAAAAGCCTGGCAGGCCGAAAAGCAAGCTGCTTTAACTCAGGCTGTCATCAATGGTGCTTTAGCAGTTACAAAGGCGCTGCCTAACGTACCACTTGCAATCGCTACCGGTATTGCTGCAGCTGCTCAGATAGCAGTGATAGTTGCAAGCAAGCCCCCAGAATTTGCTACTGGTGTACGTAAATTTAAAGGAGGCCCCGCAATAGTTGGTGAAAAGGGCACTGAGATTGTAAATGAGAATGGGAATGTCTGGGTTACAGATGGTCCAACACTTGCAGAGCTGGCACCTGGTACCGATGTCTTCAACGCAGATGAAACAAAGACAATGATGAAAGGTAAATCGTTAGGTGAAAGGATGTACCCGCAATCAAATTATACCATTGATACAACAGCATCCAGATCAGCTGAAAGAAATTATAGATCCAGCGGATCTGCAGCACCTACACAGACCAGTACTGGATCTGCTGCAGCCACATCAACTGCAACCAGTACCGGAAATGAGGAAATGCTGTATCTAATGAGACAGATGATTGAAGCGCAAAGAGAGGCGAATGATAAACAAGTGGCGTTTGTGTATTCTGAATGGGAAATCTTTAAAAACAATGTTGAAGCAGTAAGAATTACCCAGGGAGCATCAGCATAAATGATTATGGGCCGCTTACAAATTGTCGAAGCGGTCCATTAACCCATCCTTTCTATCATTGCTCATCTTTAGGTAGATCTGAGTAGTTTTAATGTCCGAATGGCCCATCAAATCTTTCAAAGAAGCCAAGTCACCTCCTAAGCTCAAAAAAGTGGTAGCAAAAGTATCCCGACTAACGTGGAAAGTCAGTTTCTTGTTTAAACCTGCCACTGCAGCAATAACCTTCAAACTTTTATTTACAGTGCTATCAGCCAGGTCAGTAAATATTTGGCCTTTTCGTCCCTCTATTAATGATAGGGCATAAGCTGGAATCTTAATTCTGACCTCTTTACCATATCTCAGGCCCTTGACCATGCTCATATTGAGTACTCCATCAACTATATGGCCACTGGTGATCATATTGCTATCACTGATACGCAATCCGGTATAACAACTAAATAAGAACTTTCGCAATGATTCATTCTCTGCAGCTCCAAATTGTGGATGATCAATCAAACTTCGCAATACACCTAATTCATAAATAGTAAGTGATGGCCGGTCACCAGGTACGAATTTTAAACTAAAGCTTTTATAAGGATTTTGCAACCGGTAACCATCTTCTAAAGCGTGATTTACATAAGATCGCACTACCTTATGCATCCCGGTAATAGTATTATGCTTGTATTTACGTTTTCGCAGAAATGCATCAAACCTCCGGACAAAATCCAGATTAAGGTCTGCCATAATCAATCGCTCAAACTTCATAAATGTTGTTAGGACATTCAAGCATGTTCCATGTCTTTGTTTGCTTCTTAGCGTGTTGATACCCTTTTCATATAAGTATTGATTTTTGGTATTTGCATAAAAAATGAAATCCTCACGACTATTGAAATTATTGAATATATGGAGGAATCCATCTATATCCAGGTGTTGCTGACTTAGCCTAAAATCCCTTATAATATCGTTACACTGCGATTTGATAGTGTTCAGGATAATGTTTTGATCCATAAATTCTTGGTCTTTTTTAGACCGAGGTAATAACGTCTGGGCAGCTTTATCAAAAAATTCTGCAGGCCAGAACATTTTTAAGCTCGTAAACTTTTTAGTGCTACCTAGTTTAATACATAGATAGAGGGGTGAAGTACCATCTTTTTTAATTACCTGGTCTTTAATTGTGATTGTAGTAACCAGGTACTGTTGTTTGTTGTAAAGGGGTTTTATCGAAATTTGTGACAT